GCCGTTGGCGCACAGGTGCGGGCGTGCGGCCTCGTCAATCGACGCGAGGTCGGCGTACCGACTGCGGAAGTGCGGGTTGGTCGCGTCCTTGGCCGCCACCTTGATGTCACGTTGGGCCGCGGCGAGAGCCTTGGCAATCTGTCCGATGGTGTCGCTATGTGTCAGGCTCACTGGTTGGTCCTCAGGACGACGGAAATGGATTGGAACGGTGCCGGGACGATCAGGCGGGCCAATCTCTCGCCCAGGATGTACGCATTCCACGCTCGGACGCACAGCCATAACTGCTCCTGCTGCTGTCCCGATCCTGCCCGACGGCTGATGAAGTTCTGCAGCCGGTTGCGCAGGGTAAACCGCGGGTCGTTGGGCTCGAGCATGGCGCCGTCCATGACCCTGCCGTAGAACTCGTCAACGGCGTCAGCCGTCGCCCCGTGCCCCGTTGCGAACGAGCACAGCCCGATGAGTTGGGCAAATCCGCTGATCTTTCCGTGCCGCGGGTACTTCTTCACGTCGTAGCGCTCGAGCGCCTGAATGATGTCATGGTGCGAATGCTGTGGCCGGTTGTGCCAGCCATCCTGCTCGAGCCATAGGGCCATGCGGGCCGCGGACAGGTGCGTGTTGCAGACCTTGGTGCCCAGGATCGAGCAGTGGTCAGCGGTGCTGCGCGGCCGCCCAGCGTCCACCTTCACGATCTCGGATCGGTCGATTTCCACGACGTACCAAGTGCGCGGCAGGCCGGCCTCGATTGCCGCCCGCAGCCGGTGCTGGCCGTCAGCCAGCGACCCGTCCCGGTACAGGACAATGGGCACCAATCCGAAGTTGAATCGGCCGGCGACCATGTCGCGGTGGTACAGCGTCCACCGGTTGGACAGCGTGCGGTTCTGCTGGTTGGCCAGTAGCTGCTCCATCTGACGTACGGAAAGTGTGATTCGCTTCACGCTCCCACCTCCCCGTACATCCAGCCGGTGGCCGGGTCGATGTCGGACAGGGGCAGGCCGTCGTCGGCCAACGTTTCAGGCTCAGGTCGTTCCATGTGTGACTCCATGTTGACGCCGGGTAATTCCGGCGTGCGTGTCATATCGTCACTCTTTGCACCCGTCTATAGGTCCGGCGTGGGATTATCCACAAATGGGATGAGTTTGTTCAGCGCCTCGCGCCGCTGCTGGCAACCGCCGCAAGGCTTGATGCCGATGGCTTTGGTGGCAGCAGCCACCACATCGCCTAGGCCGGTGATGGCGTCGACCTCGGCCAGCATCTCGCCGATGGTGGGTCGACCGTCGATGATTTCGACCGACCACGTCTGCACCTTTCCGTCGTGCCTGAGAATGTAGGGTTTAGTCTTCACAGTCAAACGTGATGTTAAAGTCCAGCACTGGCTCCCAAACGCAGTTCCCGTTGACGTTGTTCAGGAAGTAGGCCGCCCGCGCTCGGTAGCCGTCGATGCAGCAACCGTCTCCCTCGTTGCGCAGATACACGCCGATATACCAGGTGTTGACATTGAGGTACCTACCAGCGCAGGGATCACCGAACGGCACGTCAGCGTCGAGCGTGTAGCCGGTCGTGATGCAAAACAGGGCATCGAACTTGGTTTGCGGCAGCAGGTCGCAGGACAGACATGGGTAGTCCTCGGGGTCTAGATCGCACCCGATTGCCGCTACTGACACGAATGGCACGTCAAAGCCGGTCGATGGCGGATTGGGCGGCAGGTAGTCCACGCAGCACCCGCTGCCGTTGATCTTGTCGACCGTGTAGGTGCCGTTCGGCACAGTTGCAGCAAACCTTGTCAGGGAGTTCTTGATCTCCACTACGTCGAATGGGCTTCCCTGGGGGCATGGGCTAGGCGCTCGGCGCATGATGCAGCTAGTGGATATCTCATGCGTGGCACAGCCGTCGTTCGCGACCCGGAGATAGATCGACGCCGTGTAGTACTCGCAGCACTGCGGGTCTTCGGGAAAGCTGAAATTGCACCGGCATGGATTGTCGTAGCCGTTTTCAAGACACCAGTTGGTGTGTGTCAACTCGAACGGCACTGCACCGGTGTGCTCGATGATTGTCGGGCCGGACTCATGCCCTAGCCGGAACGGCGAGAACGACGGCAAGCCAGCGCCGAGCCCGTCGCGCTCCCATAGACCGGGATCGGCAAAGAAGCGGAAATTACCGTTGGGCAGGCTGTACCAGTGCCTGCCGGTTCCGTTGTATGCGCCGGTCAGGTTGTTTGGGCTGGTGCCAAGCTGCGCGACGATCTTGCCGATCAGGTCAGAACCGCGGATTTCCAATCCGACCACTAGTTGGTCATACGACCCACCGATGCAGCACTTCTGCAGAATCGGCCACACAATCTCATAGTCACCGACCTGCGTGCTCGATCCCCGAAAAACAGGGACCGAGTAGTTCCACGGTCGAATCGGAATCTGTGCCAATCCCGGCATGAGCACCGGATACGGGTACTGGTCAATCGGATCGGGGAAACTGCACTCGTTTAGCAACGTCTCAGGGTCGACGGCGGTGGTCGATCCAACGAACGAAGCCGATAGCGCCACCGGCGTCAGCCCTGCCAGCGTGATGGACGATCCGTGGTGAATCAGCGAACGGTGGAGGGAGTAGAACCAATAGCCAAGACCCACTGGCGTTGCGCAGTAGGTCGGCCATTCACCGCAGCAAACAATCGGCTCCTGCGGGTTGCAGCAGCACTGGCGTACCAGCGTCACTTCTTGAACTTCGACAGCGGGAACAGGTTGCCTGCCACGTAACCACAGACGCCCAGGAGCAGGGCGAACCAAACGCTACCGATGAAACTGGCCATGGTCATTTCCTCTTCCGGCTGGGAGTGCGAATCGGCGCGGCACGCCGGAACGCCGCGTCAAACGTCGGATCAGCCCGGCGCAGCTCGGCCACCGCGGCCACCGCTTGCTCGGGCGTTAGGTCGATCAGGCTGGCCGTCAGTTCTGCCGCCCTGCGCTCGGTCGGCGTCACGATGCCCAGCCATCCCTTGATCAGCCGCCCGACGCCGGTGTGCCACACGATAAAACCGACGCCGAGCACGGCGAGCGCAATGCATACCCAGACGAGGGGGGCCACCCACCAGGGCACCTGGTCCTCCACGCCTGTCAGCGCCATGTAGATCAGGTCCACGGCGTCGAGAATACGCGCCTGCTCGCCCTGGCCAGCCACGGCCTCGGTCTTGATCGTCGGCAGGCTCGGCGCTGGGGCGTCAGCCTCGCTGGCGATGCGCTCGAAGCGTCGGCCGCTGCTGTGCGCGAGTTGCCGGACGGCGGTGGTATTGGCCGCGATCCGCTCGCTCGGACCAGCGCAGGAGCTCGCCGCGACGACGACGATGGCGGCTAGCCATCTCATGGCTCCGCGGGCTCGGAGAATTGCGTGCCGTCCCACTCCCAGCCGATGCTGCAGGCTTGGCCGTCGGCAAGTTGGATGGCCTCGGCGCCAGCCGGTGGGGCCCAGCGTGACGTGTCACCGTCCCACAGGATGATGTTGTCCACGATGCCGCCTAGAACGATTGCCCACCGCATGCTGCCTCCTCAGTAGTAAGTCACGAACACGATCAGCCCGCCACCGCCAGCACCACCAGCGCCACTGGCGTAGCCGTTCTCGCTCGCGGCCCCACCGCCACCACCACCGCCGATTCCGCCTACTGCGCCAGGCTGTCCAGCCATGGCGAGGCCCGAGCCTCCACCGCCGCCGCCGGTGCCCACCACGCCGTTGCTGTACCCAGCCTGCGCGTCCTCGGGGTCGTCAGTGTTGCCACCTAGGGCGGTCGATCCGATGCGGGCCGTGCCCGACCCGTCGCCACCGACGCCGTACAGGTTGCCAGTGGACAGGCCAGCGCCGCCGCCGCCGCCGCCGCAGCCCTTGGCGTACGTCGCTGCCGCCACGCCGTTGCGCGTGCCGCCTGCGCCTCCTGTTCCGCCGTCGAACAGGCCGCCGGTCTGCGCTGCTCCTGCCGAGCCGCCCGAGGTCGTCCCGCCTTGGCCGAGCGATCCACCGAGGGCTCGGCCGTACGTGCCTGCCGAGTCGCCCAGGCGCGTGGTGCCACCGTTGCCTCCCGAAGCTCCGTTCGTGCTGTCGGTAGTCCTGGCTGCCCCAGCGGTGCCGCCTGCGCCGATGGTCACAGCAAGCGTGGCTGGCAGGTCGGCCGCCTGCCATGTCGTCTCGGTCACTGCGGCGCCACCGCCGCCGCCGCCACCACCTCGAGCGCTCGAGGCCGCACCTCGGCGCCCGCTGCCGCCTCCACCGCCGCCGCCGACCATGATGGCCCACACCACCTTGGCACCGGCTGGTTTCGTCCAAGTCCCGCTAGAGGTGAACGCCTCGACCGTCGCCTTGCGGCCGTCGATCTTGGCGATGGCTGGGCCGGTTACCTCGAGGTAAATAGCCCCGTCCGCGGTGTTGACTGCCAGTTCCCCGTCGACCAGCTGTGCCGTCGAAGGAACCGCTCCCGCCGTGCTCGAGCGCTTGAGCCGGATTTGGTCGGTCATCAGTAGCTCCCTCCGTCAATCTCGTTGATCAGTGCAGAAGGGCATTCACCGTCGTATTGGTTCATGCGCTCGAACAGAGCGACGGTCAGCCCGCTGGCCGTATAGACCATGGCAGCCATGACGAACGCGTCATCAGGAACCGCAAGCAGGTTGAATCCTGCAGCATTGGCCCTAGTCGCGTTGACTCCGCCACCGGCTACAGACGAAGTGTTGCCATACTCCGCCAGGTTGTAGGCCGTCACGTTTATTGCGTCTGTTTCCGTGATGGTCGAAATGCTGGTCGGCGTCGACTGCGGCTGCGCCTTCGAGAGCAGATACGTCCACCGGTTGGATGTCAGTGGCGTGCTGCTTACGACCTTCATGGGGTGCCACGACACGACGGCACCACGTTGCAGCAGCAGGTTCTCGAGTTGGCCACGGTTGGCCGTAACGAACTGCGCAGCCTCCACCATCAGGTTGAACGCATCGGCAGACTGGCCAACGGGAGCGTAGACGGATGGTTGCAGGAATCCGGTCATGGCCAAGCGGGCTTGGGGTTGGAGAGAATGTCGATGACCTCGGTGGGCAGGATGACCCCCGCCGTGTGGAATGCAGCCGTGTCTGGGTACGCCTGATACCACACCGCTTTGGCGGTCGCCTTCATGGTCGAACCGCCGACGGAAATAGTGGTATCGGCCCAAATGGACCCATCTACCGGGTTGCGCATGGGGATCTGCTCGAGGTGGTACCACTCGTCGTACAGGAACGTGTACACGTCCATGCTGACGGAGTCACTGACGTAGCGCCGCTCGTACGACTGGAACAGGACGGTTCCAGCGGCGTAACCGGCGAACGCTGCCGAATTGCGCTTCAGCAGGTCCTCGGTGATGTTTGCGGGCACATTGGTGTAGCCGAGCGCCGAATTGGTGTCGTTCACCAAGAACTCGACGCGGAACAGCTCCTGCCGTACTGACCTGATGAACGGCGTCCCCATGATGTTGGTGACAGTGCCGTTGGAGATCAGCGTGGTGGGGGGCCATGCAATAGTCCCGTTCGACGGGAACGAACTTGGAGAAAGTCCAGGCTTGATGTATTGGGACACCTTGCGCTCGGAACTCTGCAGGCTCGTCTTGACGCCACGGAACGGCGCCACGCCGACTACTGGACCGCGGGCCGTCGAGGTCACCATGTAGGTGTTGGCGCGGTCCGGGTGGGTCTCCACCCTGATGTCCTGCACGATGAACTGGGCCAGCCCGCCGTCGATGGTGCCAAGTGCCAGCCGGGTCCCGAGCGCCTCGATTTGGTCGAACGGTGCAGTTTGTGCCTTGATCGAGTTGTAGACGTTCCAGCTGTCTTCGCTGGTCCCGACGTAGGCCGGGTCGTCCTGCGCCACGAGAAACCGGGTGGTGTGCACGGCCTCGGTCGGCTCCATGCCGATGGTCAGTGACTGCTGGTTGTGCTGCCTGAATACCTGCCACGCCATCAGCGGCTCCTATCTGTGTTCTGCTTGATTTGCTCGAGCACGCGCAGCAGCTGCAGGTTCAGCGATTCGACCGACTCGCCGCTACCGGTTGCCATGGCAAATCCGAGTTGGCTGCGGAGTCCGGCGGCCTGCATTTGCATCTTCTCGAGGTCGCTGGCACCGGCGCCGCCGCCGAGCATTCGGAATCCGATGCCCATGTCCTGCACCACTTTGTCCAGATTGCCCTCGAGGCCACGCGTCACGTTCGTCAGGAACGAACCGGGACTAGTGAAGAAACTCTCCATGCTCTTGGACACCATCCCGCCAGGGCCCTCGGCAATCAGCCCGGTACCAATTTCCAGTTGGGCATTACGCCTGATCCGGGTGGCCTCCATTTCATCCATCCCCAGCCCGACCATGCGGCGCCCGGCGTCCATCTTGGCGTGCAGGGCGTCAATTTCCGCCAAGACGATGTTGGTGGAGAATGGCCGGACAAGTTCCGCCAACGTCTTGCGGGCCTCGCGGTTGGCCTCGTAGAAACTGCCGATGGCCTGAAACAGCGGAGACGCCATCCCGGCGGCAAACAGGCCCTGCATGCGGTTGAACTGCCCGCGGATTCCCTCGAGCTGCGCCGTGGCCTGCTGGCCCATCTTGCGCAGGCCGGTCAGGTCTACGTCGATGCCGACTGCGAGTCCGTACTTCGCCACGTTGCCACCTTCCCGAGGGTTGCCATCCAGTCAGTCTGCCCTGGCTTGCGCCAAGGCTCCACCACCGTTTGGGGCTGACGAGTCAGCCCGTACGCCAGGACCGTCAGCAGCCGCTCTATGCGGTCGGCTGCGGTCCACTCCAAGGGTTTGCCATCACCCCCTGGACGAGTGCCATGGCCACATGCACGTCCAGCGCTGTTGAGCCAGGCACGCCGTCCACTCGGGTGCAGGATTCGAGCACGAACGCCTGCCGGGCGTCGTCGTCCAGCTGCTCGACCTTCCGCCACTCGCCGACCGTAATGGGCCGGACCTCGAGCACGGCCGGGTAACCGGCCACCGCCTCGCTGGTGAGAGTGCGCCAGGTCATGCCCGGGCCGCCGTAATCTCGCCGACGTACTGCCAGGTCACGGTCGCCGAGTGCACGGTGTCGTTGGTATAGGTCGGGCTGTAGCCGGTGATGATGGCGTTTCCGCTGAAGTCGACGCCTCCACTACCGGCGCCGCTGGCGAAAATAGCCACACTAACGGCCCCCGTAGATGGCGTGGCCCCGCAGAACTTCTGCGCGAGCGTCAGCCCGGTGGCGTTGTCCGTGTGGATCGTCGCCGACCCGGTCACGGTCGGACGGCCCTGGATGGCCGTACTCAGTACCGAGTTGAGGGCCGTAGCGTCCACAACGGCGCTGCTGGCCGAAATGCTGATGTCGGTGGCATCCACGGGGGTGCCAGCGATGCTGATGCTTGTGCCGTTTGCGATGAATGCCATGTCTTAGCCTCCTGTTGCCCAAATGCGGTACGTCTGACGGACCACCCGCGGGCCGTCGTCGGTGCCTTCCTGATCGTCCATGCGCTCCACGTCCTCGCCGTCGGTGGCGCTCCACTGAATCTTGGTGCCGTCCACCGTGCCGTAGGTGGTGTTGTCGTTCAACACGGCAGACACGGCAGCCGCCAGCGCTCGAGCGCCCGACAGCGTCGTGGCGATGCAGTCGATGGCCACCGAGAACTCGGCCAGTTCGGTCGTCCCGGTCAACGTGCGCACCGGCGTGCGGGCGTCGATGCTGTAGACGATGGCAGGCAGCGCCGTGCCCTCGCGTCGCCACTCCGGGCTCACGCGGGTGCTCACGAGCCCGGATACGCCCAAGTCGTCGGTGATCCTGCGCCGTAGTGCGGTTTCGATGCTCATTTCTTCGACACCTTCATCCGCGCCTTGCGGGCCAGTTCGGTCAGCTGCGTCTCGATGACGATCGCCAAGTCCTCTTTGAGTACCGAGGGCGGGAACTGCTGGTAGGTGGCCCGCTTGACGTGCCACTGGGCCCGGCCGCTATCAACGATCGGCGCGACGTATGACCTAGGATTCCGCTTGTACCGGAAGCCGGTGCGGGTGGTGGTCTTAAGCCCGCGGGTGTCACCCATCGACTGGATGACCTTGCTGGACGCCTTGCGCAGGCTTTCCTGTCCGCCGTAGCTGCGGTGGGTGGCGCCGTGCGTCAGCCAGTTCTGCTTGTACGTCGTCGCCAGGCGCTTAAGGCTGCGCCGCAGCAGCTGCTTGTACAGGTTCCGGCTGACTCGGTCGGGCAGCGTTAAGAACACCCTTTGGGCATCTGTGAATGCCTTGTTTGCCCGGTCGCTGGTTCCTGCGCCGAATCGCAACAGTTCCAGGTTCTCCGACGCATTCACCTGCCTGCGCATGAACGCTTGGTAGCGCTTCATGTGCTCGGGGGAATTGAACTCGGCGCCGCGGCGGAAACTCATGCCGTCACCTCGAGCGCTTCGCAGTGGAGTTCCATCCGGCCCAGCGTGGGGTCCAGCACGCCAGTGACCTCGAGCACGCGATCGGCCTTGCCGGTTTCGCGGAGCAGGATCCGGCTCTTCACCGTCACCGAGTCGATCCAGGGCAGAACGAGCCGCCAGGCCGTCTGCCCGCGGTTGATGTCCACCGAGTCGATCGACCGGCCGTCGGCCGACTCGATGTGGCCCAGCACGGTGGCCACGGTGGACCAGGTCTTGGTGGCCTGCCCGTAGGTATCCACGGACGCGGTGTAGTTCTGCACCGCCATCTCGTGTCTGAACATGCCACGCGGGACCATCAGTGCACCCCATGCTCCCCGAGCATGGCAAACAGCATCTGCTCGGCCTTGCCTTCGATGGCGCCGGTGCTGTCGCCGCGGTCGGCGTAGAGGCGCCCGCACAGCTGCAGCGCCAGCATGTTGATGTAGTGGTCGCCAACCAACGTGTTCCAGTTGATGGTCACCGGACGGTTCCAGCCGTCCTCGATCAAGACAGCCACGCGCTCGCCGTCCCAGTGCTGTTCCGGGTTCTCAGTCTGCGTCACCGAGTCGTCATCGACGTAGACCGCCGTGATGGCTGACGCGGTGTTTACCGGCTGGATCGGCAGCACCACCCAGGTGTCCCCTTCCTCGGACACCTTGTACGAGCGCTCGAGTGCCTGCATGGCCAAGCCGGTGCAGCGCTCGATCGTCTCGCGCACGGCAGGCAGCAGGATGTTGCCGATGTACGAGTCATCCTGCGCGTGGAAAATGCGCAGGTGACTCTTGATATCGCTGGTGGTGAGTACTGGCATTTTGAAAAGACCGGGGGGGGTGTCCCCCCCGCCGGTCCGGGGTCACATGGAATCGATCAGGCCTTGTTGACGATGACGCCACCGGCGCGCTTGTCGACAATCTGCGCGTCGGAGCGCATCGAGCTGCGGTAGTTGATGATGCCGGTGCCGCTGTTCGAGAACGGGTCGACGATGAACTGCACTTCGCGGCGGTCCACGATGCGGTAGGCGCGGGCGAGGTCACCGAAGAACACCTGCAGGCGAGCTGATCCGGCGTTGTGAACGTCGGCAAACTCGCTGATGTAGACCGGTCGGCCCATCAGCAAGCCGCTGGCGCCGTCCTGCAGCATCATCCCGTTCATGCCGTCGTACATGTAGTTACCCGTGGTCGCTGCCTTTTGCTTGAGCAGGAACGCCCAAGTCGCCTGGTTCATGATCCAGCTGCCGTTCTGGGCGTAGGCGCTGGGAACCAGATTGAACAGGTCGATGACATCATCGAAGTCGATGGTGTTGGCCGTGGCGCCGGTCTTCACCACGTACTGCCAGTCCGAGTCGCTGTACATGATGCCCTGTTCCTGGGCAGGCGAACCGGCCGCACCAGCGCCGGTGATGTGACGTTGGGCGCGGAACTTGCCGTGCGCACGAGCGTGGTCGGCGACGACCTCGGCGGCCACGTCAATCGAGGCGTCGAACAGCAGTTCCTCGGTCACCGGCGTCGTGGCGGTGGCCTTGTAGGCGGCGAACGTCTTCACGATGGTGGTGAAGTTTGATTCGCTGTATGCCGCTGCTTCGTTCGTAGCCGCGACAGTGGTGCGCGAGTCGATGACGGGCAGACGCAGGTTGTTCGGGACAGTCTGGACGGTCGCCAGCTTGCGCACGGGGTCGACCCAGTCCAGCCACTTCACGAACTCGCCGGTCATCACCGACTGGGGCACAGTGTTGCCAGCGGTGGCAGCGGTGCCGACCGTCAGGGTCGTGCGCAGTTCCATGTTGCCGCTGCCCTCGCGGCCACGCGTGGCGAGGAAACGCATCAGGTCGGCGTCGTTGCCGCCGTTGCGGACCTCGGGACGGCCGACCAGTTGGCCGTTCTTGGCCTTGACGGCGTCCAGGCGGCTGCGAATCGACAGGCTCTCGAGCTGCCCGTCAATAGCGCGGATCTCTTCTTCCGCCGCGTCGAACGAACGAACGGCCTCGGGGGTTGCGGTCTCGGCGTACTGCTCGCACGCAGCGACGAGCTGCGCACGCTTCTCTCGGAGTGCTTCGGGGGTCACGGTCATTTCAGGTCTCCAATCCGCAGCCGCAGGTACCGAGCGACGAGCCCGGTGGAAGTGTGAAACGCCCGGACCGCGGCTGCGGTCGCCTCGTAGGCGGGCGTGTGGACAAGGCTGACCTCGTAAAGGCGGGCCGACACGACGGTCCGGCGGTTGCCCGCCCACTCGTCCTTGTCGACCGCGAACCCAAACGACATGTTTTGGTAGATCCCGTCGCGCAGCAGCACGCGCATGTCTTGCCCGTCGCGGGTGTCCGGCAACCGAGCAGCGAACGTCACGCCGCGCTCGGTTTCCTCGAGCTCGAGCGTGCCGCTGCGGGTGTCCGCCAGCACGCGCCCGCCGTCGTGCTCGACGAGCAGCGACACGTTCCGGCGCCCCAGGTCGGCCGCGAACGCACCGCGCTGGATCGTCTCGATGAACGGCAGCGGCTGGGATTCAGTCTCGTAGGGAATGGCCAGCCCGGACACGGTGTTGCCCTCGACGGCTGCGCGGACCTCGAACGAGCGGCGGTCAATCTGCATCGGGCGACTCGCTTTCTTCGTCCTCGCGGTCGCCGTTCACCTCGGCCTGTCCGGCCGCCGTGTCCAGGCGCATCATGAGTTCGTCTGCCATGGGGTCCTGCACCGGCTGCATGCCGATGAACCACCTGGCGTCGTTAGGCGTGAGGACGCCAGCCATGACGAGCTTGGACAGCTCCTTGGCGGTGTCCTTCATCGTGCCGCGGAGCAGTTCCTGCAGGTCGTGCTCGACGCGGTAGCCGGGCAGCAGTTTGGCCGTCAGTTCGGCCTCGATGCGCTTGGCCCAGGGCCGCAGCGTCTGATCGACCAGCGCACGCTGGGCGTTTAGGTCGATTTGCGTGCCAGCCTCGGTGGCCGCCAGGAACGACAGCGGCAGGTTGAGCGCTCGAGCGATCTCTCCCATGGCCGCGGTGCGGGCCGCCGTCACGGCGTCGAGGTCGCCCTGCCCGCTGACGCCCTCGATCTTGCCGCCGCCGTCGATGATCAGCGGTTCAGACGCGCCGCCTGATTTGGCATGCTTGGCCTTCCAGGCGAGCAGGATGGTCTGCTTCGCCTGCTCGCTGATCGGCGTGGGGAATTGGAACGACAGGCGACGGGTCGTGCCGGTGGCGGCCATGGTGGCCGCCCAGTTGTCCAGGTCCGCCACCAATTGCAGCTGCGTTCGGCACTTGTCCAGCGGGCTCTCGCCGATGAACGCCCACCGGCTGTAGCCGCCCTTGACGTGGATCAGGTCGCTGGCCGGGATCGCCTGCCCGTCGAGCAGGTACTGCAGCGGGTTGGCCGACCAGTTGATGGTGATGCGCCCGCGCTCGAGCGGGATGAGTTCGGCGGCCTCGCCGGAGTAGGTGCGTGCGATGTACGCGTAGGCGTTGCCCTGCGTCATGGCGTCGGTCACCAGCCACCGGCGCAGGTCCCAGCCGTTGACCATCTCCGTGCTGCGGCCGGTCAGCAGGCTCAGGGCAGCGGGCTGCACCTCCTGGTCCTTGCTGTCGTAG